AGCCTAAGCTCATGCCAAACCCAGTCGGGCACGTCGTCAAACATTCCTTTCCACATTCTCATTCTCCAGTGGGGGGGCGTGAGCCCCCCGTTAGGGTTTTAGTTCCAGACACCGTCGAGCGGTGGCACGGATGAAGCAGGTACAACCTCGGCAGAGGCGTCATCGTCGATGTCGTGCAGTACCGCAAGGTTCAGGCAGAGAACCAGCGTGTCGTCATCGGCGGTTTCAAACTCAAGCAGGTGGGGCACGTCGCCGACGACCTCCTTGACGATAGGGGACACCGCATTGTGCATGCGGATTAGGAACTCTTGTAGTTTCATGTTCATACTCCGTTGTTGGTAGGAAAAGGTGGGGCGAGGGGGTTAGCCCCCGCCCCTGTCGTCTCACTCATCCCAGAGGGAGAGGCGTTCCGTAGCGCGTTCGACCGTTGTCGCACGCTGGCCCGCCGGTTGACCGTCCCAAGGAAGACGCTTGATTTTCGCGATGTCTTTTTTGACGTCGTAGCTGACAATCGTGTAAGGGAACTTACGCGTGTCGTACTGGACGACGTCTGACTTCAGGAAGACCAGTTCATCTTCCTCCTCGGGCTCATCGGGCAGCGGTGCCGCCGTACGAACGGGCGGGACGTTTGCGGTACCGATGAGGTCCTCCATGCGGATAGCGCCGCGCTTAATAGCGTCGGCGATGGCCGCGTTGAGGGCGCTGTCTACAGCGGGAGCCGTCTCCGGCTCCGTGTCGCTGCCGAGCAGGTGACGCTTGAGTACTTCGTACTCGCGCTTCATCTCCTCAGCCCGTGCGAGGTAGGAATCAAGCTCATCAACGCTGTTGATGAACTCGCAGTTCCTGCCTCCCGTGCCTTGACCCGTCCGAATGAACGGGCCCGACCGGGCGGACTCACCGAGGGAGTAGGTGTACTCCTTGGTTTGGGGTTGACGACTAGCGGACGTTTGGGTGCGATAGCGATTTGCCATCGGCCACTCTCCAATGAAGCCCTTTGAGGTTAGCTCGCGAGGGGCTCCGGGACTCGCACGGCGACTGGCGCATGCCAGCCGGCAGGGCCAGCCGGTAAGCCGGCTGTGCGGGGTGGCTACGCCCCGTGCGAGGTCCGCTGTTCTAGTCTGTGCCCGTCTCGTGGAGGGTTAGGCTGTGTTGGACTCCCCAGTACTTCGGGGAGGGCCGCCTCCGGGACACCCTGCATTGTCTTTGGCCCCGTTGGGCCGCACCTCCTTTCGACACCATGAGTTTGCCTTGTTTCGACCTAGTACGCAACAAAATAATCGTAACTTAAAACAAGCCTTATGCCCTAGACCCGCTGTTCATGCGGGTTCACAGCGGGTTCACAGCGGCAAAAAACTTTCGATTCTGCCCGCATCCGTGCATCGATCGCGGTCCGACGGTGGCCGGCGGTGGCCGTCTGGCCGGCGGTCCGGGCCCGTGTGAGGCGCTCAAAGGCACGCAGCGTGTAGGCCAAAAACTGTCCGCGAAACTGAACGCATGTTCAAGCGCCCGAAAGTAGAACACGTTTCACCCGGCGGGCACGCACCGACGGGAGGAGGAGGGCGCACCGAGGCGCACGTAGTGTGCCTACGGCAAGTGCCTATCACGCCAAGTCTCACCGAAAGCTGAAAAGGGCTTCCCCCCTTTTGATCAAAATCTTTTTACTTAAAGGGGGACCCGCTCAACACGACGTCAATTTTTCGGTTTTGTGCATATAAGGGGTGTAGAGGGCGGGGAGGGGACAAAACCAAATTTCTGGAGGCTTTTTGTCCCCCTCTCCAAATGGATAGGGTGCTGACATCTCCTTGACAATCAGCCACAAACTTCACCCAAGATAACATAGTTTGTGGTCGGTTTGTGGCTGTTTGTGGCTGCTGTTATTGTAGTTAGATACTGGTTTTTTGTAGAATCAGCCACAAAACCACAAAAAATAGTCAATATAAACACGCTGCACCTCCTATAAAAATCCGGAATATTTAAAACGTCCAAATCACAAATAAGCGTCGTTATACTGATTTTTTTGTGGTTTTTGTGGTTTTTCATGATTTGGCAGCTTCGAGGGGGCCTTTGGGGGGAACCGAGTTTGTGGTTTTTTGTGGTTTTTTGTGTTTTTTGTGGTCGCGAAGCTTGGCAGCAGCAACTGCAAGGGCTATTGACAGGATGTGTCGCGTTTGTTACTACCTGACGCACAAGGAGGCAGAATGTCTAGAATCTTAGAGGGATCGCTCTTCTCGATCGCAGAAGTAGCTAAATTCTTGAACGTGAGTAAGCGCACAGTTCAGCGAATGATTAAGGGTGGGAAGCTTGAAGCGTTTGATGTGGGCGGTCAGCGTCGCATCTCTCCTCTTTCTTTGGAGAGGATGTTACGTGGCAACAAACCCGAAGACCTGTTGGCCACGAAGTCCACCGAATTCGATCTATTTTAGAGGGAAGCATGACAACCAAGGCAAATATCGCCGAGATTCACTCGGCAATGCGTTCGATCGCCCAAGACGGCCAACTTATCGAGTTGAGGGCGCTTCAGGTCCCCGGAAACGACGGATTTCGGCGTACAGTGACCGGATTCTTCGACGATTTGACCAAATTCGCGGAAAAAGCCGCCGAATTGTCCGATCGAGGCGCGAAAGGCGTCTATTTTACCCCCAACCCGGTAAAATCTACTCAAAAAACGGCTAATCTGAACGAACTCCGTGCAGCGACACGCGGTTCGACCACTACAGACGACGATATTGCCAAAGTAGAGTGGCTTTTAGTCGATGTGGACCCCGAAAGGCCCTCTGGTGAGTCTGCTACTGACTCAGAGAAGGCGTCTGCCAAGCAGGTTTGCGTACATATCGCTAAGTACCTGCGTGGAATCGGCTGGCCGGAGCCTTTGATCGGCGACTCCGGTAACGGGTACCACCTTATGTATCGTGTTGAGGGAGGAACCTCCGAAACAAACAGGAACGTCCTCGATACCCTCGCGTTCCTCTTCAATACGAACGAGGCGAAGGTCGACCAGCTTGTCTTCAACCCCAGCCGTATCTGGAAGGTGTACGGCACTTGGCCTAAGAAGGGTGACGCAACGGCAGAGCGCCCTCATCGACAGGCGAAGCTCCTTAATCCCGGACAGGAAATTACTCCCGTTTCAACGCAGCAGCAAGAAGCGCTCGCTGGTGCGGTGCCGTTAAGTGGCACGGCTAGCCCGGATGCCGCCAAAGAGGCAGAGCTTACCGCTTGGGTAAAGGAGCACTTCCCGCAGGCCGGCGAAGCACAGCCGTGGGCAGGTCGCGGACGCCGTTGGGTGTTCGAGGTGTGCCCGTGGGACTCATCTCATAGGGACCGGAGCGCGTACATCGTCCAGTTCAACAGTGGTGCTATCGCAGCCGGCTGTTTGCACGAGTCCTGCGAAGGTCATGGCAAGGATGACAATGGGAATGCCGTAGGTTGGAAGCGTCTTCAGAAGTTGGCCGGGACTCCGTTCAAGTCGAGCGGTCCCAGTCAGCCAGTCGCGACGACCGCCTCTACTGTGGGAGCGCCGAACCTTACGGATTTGGGCAACGCGAAGAGAATGATTCAACTGTTTCAAAATGTACTCCTGTACTGCCCTACACACGGGTCGTGGTACGTATACGATGAGTCTCGCTGGAAGCGCGATGCAGACGGGGCCGTTGCTCGTTATGCAAAGGCCGCTGTGGCGAATATTTTTGACGAGGCTGCGACCGAGACAGATCCGGGTCGACAGACAAGTCTTAGACGACATGCCCTCCGGAGCGAAAGCTCCCGCGCCCTTAGCGCGATGGTGGGGTTGGCGTCAACTGAAATTGAGGTGGCAATTAAGGCCGAGCGTCTGGACGCCGAACCATGGCGCTTCAACGTCCAGAATGGTACGCTAGATCTGCGAACCGGGCAGCTTTATGAGCATGACCGCACGGACTACATCACTAAGATTAGCAACATCGACTACGATCCGACCGCCGAGTGCCCACTCTGGGATGAGTTTCTCGACTACGCCATGGAGGGGGACGAGGAGGTCGTCAACTTCATTCACCGCTTCTTCGGCTACTGCCTCACTGGATTGGTCACAGAGCAGGTGCTCCTCTTTATGGAGGGCACGGGTAGCAACGGTAAGACTACGGCGCTCCTCATGATTATGCATGTTCTAGGGGACTACGCGATTCAGGGCGCACCCGGCCTTCTGCTGGCAAAGAAGGGCGAGGCGCATCCGACGGAGGTCGCTGACTTGGAGGGGTCACGCTTCGTAGCCAACTCCGAGGTGGAGAAAGGCAAGCCGTTCGCAGAGGCCCTTATCAAGCAGCTTACGGGTAGCGATAAGATCAGGGCTCGCCGCATGCGTCAGGACTTTTACGAGTTTGAACCTACACATAAACTTTGTATTGCAGCGAACCACCGCCCGATCATCAAGGGGAACGACGAGGGCATCTGGCGACGCGTGATGCGTATTCCTTGGAACAAGCAGATTCCCAAGAGCAAGAAGGACCCATTCTTTCTCGATAAGCTGAAGCAGGAGGCCCCCGGTATTCTCCGGAAGCTAGTCGAAGGGTGTCTCGCGTGGCAGAAGCACGGACTCCAGCCACCGGCCAAGGTCATGCTAGCTACCGAAGAGTACCGCGAGGAGATGGACGTCCTGTCTGACTTCATGGAAGAACTCTGCGTGACCGGTGAAGCGCATCGCATTCCGCAGAAGGAACTGTACCTAGCCTACGTCGACTGGTGCGAGGAGCTTAAGCAGAAGCCGCAAAACTACCGCTTGTTCAACCGGCAGCTAAAAGAGCGTGACTTCAAGACGCTGACTACGTCAGTCGCCGGTACGACCATCCGAGCATGGCAGGGCATCTCGCTGAAGAACGACCGCGCCAAGATGACGGGCTTCATGCAGTTGAGAATCGCCGATGCCTGAGGAGAAGCACCTACAGGTGCGGATGTCACTTAAGGGGAAGTCGCCCCACATCCTCGCCCTTCGCACGATTAAGACGACCAAGCAGACCGAAACTGACAACTGGACGGTCTTGCTTGCGTCAATCTGCTCAATGCGTGGCAAGAAGTTCCCATGGGCCCCGACGATCAACCGGGGCCCCTCGGAGGCGGTTAAGCGCTGGTTACGAAAGACTCCGATACTGGCCAATTGGATCGATTCGGACCGGTGTCTGACTTCACCGAGCGATTGGCCGCGTGCGCTTTACAGCGCGTTTGCACCGAGGATCATCCCCTCGCCGTACGAGATTGCCAACGTAGACATGAACGGCAGGTACGCCACCACCGAACGGGCCTTCCGCGACCACCTCACGCTTTTGCTCTACTGCATGGGCCTGACGCAGCAGGAGATCGCACGCGGTCACGGGTGTACCGAACGAGAGGTGCTGCGGTCAATGTACGCCGCGATCGAAAACCTACACGATCTACCGTCGTACATCCTATGGGCGTCAGGGACTGACTTTAGTCGGTGCGTGATCCCCCCATCGCCGAAAGACGTGTCGCTGAAAAAGCGCAGTACGTTTGTGACCGCCATTAAACGAAACCCATTCTCAGCAGACAAATCACAACTAGACCAATTTATCAGTTCCCCGCCGTATCTTTCTTATTTGCTTTATTCTTCACCAAAGCGTATGAGACTAACGAAGGGGTGCCGTATTTATCGCACAAGTGAGGCATTAGATGAGTCGACGTAGTAGAGGCACACAGGGCCGTACAGCACAGAACCCCGGTAATGATTACTCTTCATGGTTGATGCTTGTCCCGAAAGACAAGCGGAAAGAAATCGCCAAGTTCATCGAAGAGCACCCTATTAAAGAATACGACGACCTAGTTAGTTTTGGTTGCAAAATTATGGCCGCGCTCATGGAGGGCCGCATTACGCCGGTCATCGCGCAGGAGCTACGTCACTGGCACGAGCTTAACTTTACGATCTTGGCTGCGAAGAACACGGCGGCGGGCACACCGGAAAATGCCTACACAGATATTGTCACGGCGCTCGTACAAGTTAAAAGAGAAACGAAGCAACTTCGTGGGGACTATTTTGACGCAAGCGATCTGGTCGACACCCGCGAACCCCTTGCCGTGGAGGTAAAGAAAAATGGCTGATCCAGAAGAATACGATTCCGAAAACACCCCGTCTAGGAAAGCCGCACGCGCCGCCCTTGGTCGAGTCGACCAGCAGACAGACCAATCGCGCGAAGCTATTCAAGCCGCGCAGGCACAACTGGGGGAAGAAATCCCAGAGGACATGCCCGACGCTAGGGTCGAGTCTCCCGCAACTGTGACTGGGTCACATTACGAGGACAGATTCGGTAGCCGTGTCCCCGAGGGTCTGGAAGACTTGACCCAGCATACTCGCGTTGACCCCCCGATGGCGGACATCGTGCAGAGCCCCCGTGCTGCCGAGGGTGGTCCCGGTGAGACCATGGCCGAGATTCGGCAGACAGCCGAGACGGCTTCCGATGCTGCCGCCGCAGCGGAAGTTGAAGCGGAGGCCGCACTGGGTGAGGACATCGACCTCGATTACGCCAAGCGGCTGCTGGCGATGTCAGAAGGCGGCGTCATTGGAGAGCTTCCCCCAGAGGTGATTCGCTTGTTGCGGAAGTTCATTTCGCTGAGCGACAAGATGACTGCGTACGATCAAGCGTCTGCGTTGGCGGCCAAGGAAATGGAGTAAGTCATGGCGGACGAAAAGAAAAACTACAACGACATCGTTCCTAAGACGCGTAACTATGTCGAAGAAGAGCCTGAGGAAAAGAAGAACTACGACGATATTGTTCCTAAGACGCGTAGTTATTTAGGTGAAGCGTTTAAGCGGTCGATCGACAATCCTTACGGAGTCGTCGAAGAACTAGAATCGCCGTCAAATGAGTCACCCCGTGACTTGGAGGAAGGTCCGATTCAGACGGTGCCCGACATCCGAGAGTCACCGGACGACCCCGAAGAGCACAAGCAACATGTCGAAAACAAAGAGCGCGCCGCACTCCGGGCACGTGCGGACGAAGTTATGGACATGCTCGCGAAGAATTTTCACTTTGATCGAGCAGGGGGACACTCCGACCGAATGACGGTACCGTCGTTTATCCAAGCGGGACTGGAGTATGGCCATTCCCCGGAAAAACTCCTCGCAGAGATGTCGAAACCAGAAAACGTAGAGTATTTTGGGCTTGTTCCCCTCTCACAGGCGGAGCGTTCAGGCGATCCATTGGATTTTATTCGTATGCAAAGAGAAGCGGCTGCACGCACTGCACTAGAATCGGAGTAAGCCATGTCCAACAAGCGTGGAATCGATAATCCCTATGGCAAGCGTAACTACCGCAAGGAGTACGATGAGTACCACGGTACGCGCGAGCAGAAGGATAATCGGAACATGCGGAACAAGGCTCGCCGCGCGAAGGGCCTAAAGAAGGGTGACCCGCGCGAAGTTGACCACAAGAAGCCGTTGAGCAAGGGTGGCTCTAACGGCGCAAGTAATACCCGCGTTGTCTCCCGTACGGTCAATCGAAAGAAGTACAACGGAGGCTGATATGGCGGAGACACCAAAGCCGTTACCCGGTTACGAAGACTGGAAGGCACGTCAGCAGAAGAGGACGGACAACCCATACGGTTTGTCGGACACGTCCCAAGGCGCATACCTAGAACATATGCAGCGCGAGGGCGCGATGATGTCCGACGAGTCAGAGGACACAACGTCGGAGCAATATGGTGAGATTTACGCGACCCCCAACAGAGAGCAGCAAGCTGCGCTAAGAGCGCACCGCACCGGACTAGGCGCACCTCAGTTAGGTGCCATTGAGGCCGCCACTGGTAAACAGATCACGGCGGACCCGATCGCTACAGTCGCGCAAGAGGCGATATTCGGACCTGTGTTCAAAGGCGCGGGCGCAGCGTGGGGCACGGGCAAACGCTTACTTGGCTTTGGTGATGAAGCGGCTGAAGCTGCGGCGAAGGTGGCTGCTCGGTCTCCTAGTGAGGAAGCAGCACACCTTGCGACACGGACATTTCGTGAAACTCCTGA